CCAGCAGCGGGCGACGGTGTCGGCGCCCTGCGGGTGGCGGGGCGAGCGTTCGACGGCGAGGTGGATGGTGTCGCCGAGCCCCCAGTCCCGGCCGAGCCGGGGCGAGCGGGAGGCGACTGCATCGAGCGTCCACACCTGACCGCCCTGCGCCATCAGCACCAGCGACTGCGCGGCGTGCGCCTCGAGTTGGTCGGGGTCCGTCACGCCCGTCGCGGGAGTGAACCTGTACTCCCAGCGGGGCCAGCCCGCCGCGATGAGCGCGGTCGCCTCGTGCGGAGTGGACGTGAGCCGGGACGATCCCTCGCCCTCGCCGCGGGCCACGACGACCGTGGCACCCTTCCCGTCCTCGTAGGACTCGGTCAGGGTGTACGTCGCAACGCAGCCCGGGAAGTCGAACGTCGTGGACGTGGAAGCCTGGACGCCGATCTTCGGTCGGACGCGCAGCGGGAACTGGAAGCCGCTGTGGGTGGCATTCCACTGGACGTCGATGGTCCACTCGGGGCCGCCGTCCAGGCCCATGACCTCCTGCAGGCAGGACAGGATCGTCTTGTCGTCGCCGTCCTGCGTCAGGTAGTCCATGACCACGCCGGTGTTGGGCGCGTCGATGACGATGGGCGGCCCGCCCGTGAGGGCGGGCGTGACGAGGGCGGAGATGACGGCGGCCTGGTCGGTGCCGATGAGGGTCTGCGCGCCCGGGTAGCGGCCGTTGAGGTAGCGCTCCAGAGTGGCCGCGCCGAGCTGCACACTCTCAGCGCTTCCGGCCTCTCTGGTCAGGGCCGCGCCGCCCCACACGGGGGTGTCAGTGGCGGTGTCGACGGCGACCAGCAGACTGCTGCCCGGCACGGTCGCCTCGTCCCAGTTCGAGGCGGCGCCGTTCAGGTTGAGGTCGAACTGCAGCGTGGTCGAATCGCCCAGCTTCCTGCCCAGCGTCCCGGTCGGCTTGAGCGAGGGGAGGTCTTCGACGATGCCGCCGGTGCCCAGGTCGCAGCCGTACCAGGCGAGTTGGTAGGGCGTCTCCGTCATCAGACGGACTCGTAGGAGCCGGTGATGCGGACCTGGGTGGTGCTGTTCATGGTCTCGGGCACCGTCGGACTATGGAAAGCCAGCCGACAGTCGCCCGACGAGGGCGGGAAGAACGTGCTGACGCTCGTCGCAGTCGGCGAGATCACGGTCTGTCCTGCCCACCGGTTCGTGCCGAGCATCTGGGCGACGCCGATCATGGAGGCGCCAAGGTTGGCGGCCGCGAAGGGCGGCAACGTCCAGTTGTAGTTGCCCGCCCCGAATGTGGTGGTCGACCCGCACGTGAGGTTGATGTGGAAAGTCACCTGGCGGCCGATCTTCTGGTAGCGGCCGGCCAGCGTCCCGTTCCCGGGATTCGGGTTGGTGGTGGAGCCGGTCCACACCGGCGTGTAAGGCGTCCAGAGGCCCGGCACCTTGTAGTAGGTGTCCCAGCTGCTTCCGTTCCATCGGAGCAAGTCCGTGCCGGTGTCGTAGTACTGGCCGATGTACGGGCTGGACGGGGCGGTCGACGAGGTAAGGATGCCGCCCGGTGCCACGGTGTTGGGGCGGACCGCGGTCGACACGGAGGCGGTGCCGCCGTTCGACACGGACAGCACGCTGATCGTGGCCAGCGGCATGTAGATCTGCGTACCCGCCGGAGTCGGGGCGACCGGGGAAGCGGACGGGGTGCCCGCCAGGTAGACGATGTCCCCCTTGGCCAGGCCGGACGCGTCGACGCTGGTGTCCCACACCCGCAGATAGACCAAGTCCACCCTGTTCAGGGTGGCGTGGGCTGCCGTGTACGTGCCCGGGGACGTGGACGTCGGGAACGCCACCCGGTACACGCCCTGGCCGCTGTAGGCGACCGCGGCCACGCCCGCCGAGCAGTTGATCGTCGTACCGGCCAGCGTGACCGTCAGGCCCGGGTCGCCAGGCCGGACGCCCGAACGGGAGCCGAGCGCGGTCCCATCGGTCATGACCGACAGGGCCTCGACGTTGCGGGCCTCCAGGCCCGAGAAGGTGAGGCCGTCGATTGCCCATACGTCTACTGGCATCTCTGCCTCCTCACATCCAGGCCGAGCGCCAGGTGGCGGTCAGCATCGGGAGCGCGCTGTAGGTCGAGCTCTGGAACTGGTAGTTGACGGCCGACGGCCCGCTCGCCGTGGCGGCCGGGATCGTGGGCCAGCCGGACGCGACGGTCATGAATCGGCGCCTGCTCACGCCGCCGTTGAGGATCACGGTGTGCGCGTCGGTGTCGATGACGAGGACGTCACCGCTGGCCAGGTCGAGCGAGTAGGCGAGCTGCCGCACCGAGCCGTCCGGGTAGAGGGCGGAGACCACGGGCGCGACCACGGGCCCGGCGATCGTCAGGATCGGCCGGGTGTCCATGGAGCCGGGGTTCGACGCGTTGATCTGCCCGGACACCGTCGTCGCCGAGAACGCGAGCGGGAAGGTCACTGGGAAGGTCAGGCCGCCTGTTGTGGTCGGCAGGCCCGTCGTCCCGGACTGCAGGGTGGTGCTGTAGCGGCGTGGGTCGGCGGCCGTCACCATCACGGACCACGTGGCGGTGCGGTCGGTGACGTACTCGGCCAGCACCTTCCCGGACCGTCTGACGGCCGCCTGCTTGGGCGTGGCCTCCCACACCGTCAGCGTCGTGTCCGTCAGGGCGGCCGCCGCGTACAGCTGGTCCAGCGCGCCATCGAGCGTGGGCCGGTCCGGCGCCTCTACGGTCCCCTTCAGGGTGATCGGCCGGGACCCGAGGTAGACGGGCGAGGCCCAGGAGCCGTGGTCCGCCTCCCGGTCCTGCAGCTCGGCCCTCACCTCGGGGCTGTCCCACCCCTCCACGCCCTGCAAGAACCAGGCCACCCCTGCCGCGTCGACTGCGCCGAGGCGCAGCGTGCCAAGGGTGGCCTGACGGCCGTCGATGTCCGTGCCTGGGGTGTAGGCCACCCGTGCCTCCTCTCAGCCGACGAACGCCATGTGCCGGGCAATGTCGGCCGCCTGCTCGGCGGTGGTCTGCTTGGCGCCGTACAGGTTCACCGTGATCTGCCGGGTGACCTCCCTGGCGACGGCCGCCGCGGATGCGGAGCTGCCCGCGTACCGTCCGGCCGGGGTGAGCTGGTAGCCCATCGCGGACGCCGTCTTGGCGAGCAGCGCCCGGGACCTCGAGGAGTTGTTCCACGGGATCCACGACTCGCGGTCGCCGGCCTCGCCGCCGAGGACCATCGTGGGCCGGGAGAGGATCCCGCCGGCCGCCATGGCCTTGCCGCCCTGGGCGACCCACTGCCTCACGAAAGTTGATTTGTTCGGCGCGGGCAGCGCCCCAATCTGTGCGGTCATCTTCGGCACGAGGGCCTTGATGGTCGCGGTCTCCAGCCCTGCGGCGATCAGGTCCGCATATCCGCGTCCTGGCCCGCCCCGCAGGGTGGACAGCAGGGTCAGGCTGTTCAGCAGGTCGTCGCCGGTGAGCGTGTTCTGCGCCTTGCCCACGGCGGCGTTGGCGGAGGCGGCCTGTGTCTTGCTTCCTGCCGCCTGGTGGGCGAGCGTCTGCGCGTTGGCGTCGCCCTGCGCGGCGAGCGCCTGGGCGAGGTCACCGAACCCCTGCGAGGCGAGGGTCTGGAGATCCTTCGCGAATTGCTGGGAGTCCTTGGTGGACGCCCCGAGCTGCTTGGTGAAGTCCGCCAGCGTGGCCTTGGCCAGTTCGCCCGTTTTCTCGAGCTTGGACGTGATCGATTTGAACTGCTTGTCGCTGGCGCCGGCGAGGGCGTTGACGAGGCTGTAGCCCTCCTCGCCCATCCCCTCGAGGAGCGTCTGCAGCTCCTTGCCGCCCCGCTTCCCGATCTTGTTGAGGTTGCCGCGCCACTTCTCCGTCGCGGCGACCGACTTGTTGAGCTGCGTCTCGTAGGCCGCCAGGTTGAAGCCGGTGGGTGCCTTGGCGCCCTTCTTCACCCCGAGGGCCTTGTCGGCGGCATTGACGTCCGCGCGCTCCTTGCGGACGGTCGCGTCGGACGCCTTCTTTGCCGTCCGCGCCTTGTCCACGCGGGACTCGGCGGCCCGCAGCTGAGCCGCGGTGTGGTGGCCCTTGCGGACTCGAGAGAGGTTCTTCTCGGCGTCCTTCAGGTCGTCAGCCTTCTTCTTGGCGTCCTTCACCGCGCCGTTGAGGTCGTCCCAGGCCTTCTTGAGGTTCTCGACGGCCTTGTCGTACCTGCCCTTTGCGTCCGACGGACCACCGAGAACGGCCTGCGACGACGGCGCGTAGGTGAAGCCGGCCAGGCCACCGGACGCGTACCGCTTGGCGTTGAGCCGGTCGAACATGGCCACGCCGTATTTGCGGACCGCGTCCGCCTTGATCACGTACTCGCCGTTGGAGACAAGCGCCGGGATGCTGTCCGAGGTGCCCGTGCCGGGGCCGACGATGGGACCGCCGAACGGGATGAGCTGGACCGGACCACCAGCGGCGTAGCGACGGATGAGGCCGCCGCGCGCGTTCTTGGATACGCCGCCCTCGCCTGAGCTGGGTCGCCCGACCGTGTTGTAGACGGCTCGGTGCTCGCGGATTTCCAAGGTCGAAATGGTGACGGACTTGTCGTGCAGAGCGCGGATGGCTGCTGCGAGCGCGTCCACGGCCGCCTTCTGGCTGCCGGTCGGCACCGTGATGACGACGTTCTTGCCCTTGGTGTCCTTGATCTTGAAGCCTAGGTCTTCGAGCTGCTTGCGCGCCTCGGCGGTGGGCGCCCGCATCGTGATGGTCTTGCCCTTGGTGCTGGCGACCTTTTCCTTGACCGCCTCAAGGTCGGTGATCGCGCCCTGGGTCTTCGCGTCGACCTTCGTGGACACGTTGTCCGGGAGCTTCAGGTAGGCCGCGGCGAGGGCGTTGACCGCGTCCTTGGAGAAGCCGCGCGCCAGCATGTCCTTCTTCAGCAGGGCGATGTCCTTCGAGAGGACGGCCTGCCCGGCTTCCTGGCTGCCCTTCTGCTCGGCGATCGCCTGGGCGTGCGCCATGGCGGCCTTGGCCGCGTCGAGGAACGCGCCCTTCACCTTGCGGCCGGCCTCGGTGGAGACATCCAGAGAGTGGCCGTTGTCCTTCACCGCGCTGTTGAGGTCGGCCACGCTCTGCCGGAAGGAGATCTCTGCCTCGGCCGAGTTGATGGCCACGCCGTTCAGCGTGTTCAGGGCGTCCGTCAGCTTCTCGGCCTCGGTCCGCTGGTCCTGCATCTCGCCTGTTGTCAGGCCGGCCTGCTCGCCGAGCTTGGCCTGTGCGCCAGCGGTCAGCTTCGACTGGGTGTCCGTGCCCGCCAGGGCCTCCGAATACCCGGGCAGCAGCGTCCTCAGCTTTTCGACCGATGTGCCCTGCGCCAGAGCCTCAAGCGACAGCTTCGCGAACGCGTCCGCGGCAGTGTCCGCGGCGCCGCCCGACACCAGGCCAGCCAGCGCCTCGTCGACGGACTTGAGCTGGTCGCGGGCGTCCTGCAGGGCGATGTCCGACTCAGCGACGCCCTCGGTCAGGCCGAGCGTCAGCGAGTTAACGATATCGGTGGCCCGGTTCGCCCCGGTCGGGTGGGCGACACGCTGGACGGCCTTACCGAAGCCGTCGAGGTTGTCGCCAAAGACCCTGGCTGCCTCGCCGCCGGCCTTCCCCTTCTGGGCCAGGTCGACGAGGCTGTTCGCCATCTTCGACACCGAGGGCGGCGCGTCCTTGAACTGGTCGGTGATCTTGTGGGCGGCGTAGGACACCAGTTCCAGGCCAGCGACGACGGCGCCGATCTGCCCGAGCCGCATCATCGCCGTGCGCGTCCGTGCGGCCGTGATGCCCATGGAGGCCATCGCGGTCCTGGTCGCGGCGATCCGGGGCAGCAGGAGCAC